TCGGTGTCACCAGGGCCGGGGTCCACCCACGTCGAACCGTCTTGGTTTGTGAAGGTTGGCTGTCCATTGGACCATTCAACATTGACGTCTTTTCCGCTGGAATCTTGCCAAGTCAAAGTATCAGTCATGCGAAATCCCATGTCGCGCAACTGTTGCCGGCGAGCAGCCCAATCGATGTCGGTGTCGGTATCAGTGTCGGTGTCGGTATCAGTGTCAGTATCCTGACCCACAGGCGCCGTGTACGTAGGCAGTGTGGCGTCGTTTGGTATTTGCGAATTTGCAACTTCCGCGTCAACATTTCGCATCCAGCCGTCGTCTAAGCCGGCAGCGAGTCGAGTCGGGTTGAATACGTCGTACGTTCCGTCAGCATTCGCTGTGACCTTCCAGCCTGTTTGCTGGAAGGTTATCGTATTGTCGGTACCGCCGTATGTATCTTCCCCTCTAAATTTGGCGGCATTGTCAGCATTTTCTTCGCCAGATCTTGAAGCAATCGCTTCTTGTCGCTCTCGGTCATTTCGTTGGGTGACCGTCTCTGTAGTTTGAGATGCCGTGTCTCCTGTACCAGTCCCATCACCGTATGTTGGTGTATTTGGGGTGAAAGCATTAGGATTTGGTGAAAAATCACTAACAGGAACTTTCCAACCTACTCTATCGTCCCTGGATAAGGGGTTAGCAGTTTGTGCAACCTGCAGCGCTTCCTTCCACGATTCTACTTTGTCCGCCGGTATTTTAATCGCTGACAAGTCTTGTCCATGCGTCCAATCTAAGCCTGAAGCAAATTGTTTCAAATCCGCTGGCGCATCAATTTCTCCGTTTGCGATTCCGAACAATATTTTTGAATTCGTGTAATGACTCTCTCGTTCCAGTGCCAACATGTTTTCAGGAACTTCTTGACCAGTCCGCCTCAAAGCTGACGGAGTAGTATTCAGTGTTCCGCCTTTAACTAAACCAGCATCGCGCACAGCTTGCCAGAATGCATTATCTGGATCGAGGAGCGTTAACGCGCCACCGCCTGCCGCATAAGACTTGGGGTCGCCTTCTGGCTCGTCTTCCTCGTACAGGTAGTTGATCGACAAGTCGGTCGGACTATCGTCCGAGGCAGTCAGGTCGCTGTAGAGACCCCCAGCGTACTGCTGCTGGCCCGTCCCGTCCAGTGGGCGGTTGATGACGCCTCCGCCAACGGCAGCGTCCTGGAGGCTCTGATAGTCCTGGTACGACATGCCGGATTCTATTGCAGCTTGTTCTTCTGGTGTTATCGTAAGACCTCTCTCCAGGGTGGCCTCCTGTCCTCCCACTAATGGAGCAATAGTAAGCCCTCGTGAGTCAACTTGCCTTGAGGGCACGGCCTCAGCCACCCTCGCAACTTCGGCGGCGATCTCGGGCGACATCCCCTGGTTGTACTGAATTCCCTCGCCGGCCGAACCGAGAGTAGCTGCGTTCGCTGGATTACTGGCATGCCTCCCTGAAACGAACTGATTAATCAGCATGGGAGAGTCCCCACGAGCGACCATGCGGTCCATCTCTGCCTGAGTGTCGGCATCGTACTGGCTACCAGGTAGGCCAGCATTGACACGAGTGTTTTGCGACAGTTGGTTCATTGGGTTAATCAGGCTGTCATCGACAGTCGATCCAGAAGGAGCGGTTGCGACATTATGCAACTGCGTCAACTCCGCAGCTTTAGCGGGATCGGTCTTCGCAACCTTCTTAATCTCGGCAGGTGTCGGGATCTTTTGCTGCGATGACGGTTGCCTGGGCGTATAGTTATTCGGCATCTTCCCGGTGAGCTTATAGAAATCGCTTGCAAGCGCATCTCTCTTCGCGGGATCAGTCTCACGGCTTAAATCACCGGCGATCTTAAGTGCCTGTTGTTGCAGTGAAGCCATTTCTTCCTCCTTAAGCAGTTCTAATGCGCAGAATAATATTGCCTTGTTCGACAGCCTTATTCGCCGCCGTGGTTATGCGGACAATCGTCCCCTCTGAGCCGCTGCCTGTTACCTTTGTCAAAAGGTCCACGCGCTTATATGCGAAATAGTCGCCATTTACAAACTGTATTTCCGTGTTGTGGTCCACGTTCATGTCGGCAAGCGATGTCGGTGTCGTCGGTGTTCCGCCAGCCGCATAGGTCCAGCCTGTGTTTTTATGGTGTAGAAGTTCAATATTTGGGTTCGCGTCATTTGCTCCGGCACGACCAGTCATTTCAAATCCCTCGACGATGAAGTCTTGATTGGCGTTATCCCAGTATTTCGCAAAACCATAATCACAGTTTACGGGAGTACCGGCGCCACCTGCCGTTAGCGTGACTTGTCCGATCCACTTCTTGGACGTCTCGTGAAACGTCCCACTAGCTTCCGCGCTTGCTATGGTAAGAACTTCCGTGTCCGGCGTGGCGTCACGATTGCCTTCGTCATCAATCGACGTTCCAGAAACTGTCACGGTGACATCGCCGTCTCCTGGACCGCCGCTTGAAATGACAACAACGTGGGCAGCATAGGAACTGTTCGCGGTACCCAGAGTCTGACCGCCACCGAATGTCGAAACAGCAGCCGCCCAGATGTAGAACCCGCCAACGTAAAATGTTCCGGATGAGCCAGAAGGACTAATGAAGGACCAGGCCTTTTCACTGGATGTAAAGTTGCGAGACACTTCTTCCCAAGCGCTGTCTCCACTGTGATACATCAACGTTAACTGATCGTGATCACGCAAAATAGCGCGGCCGTGTACATGCACTCCGTTTTCGTTGTCGATCTGTACAGTGTTAGAATCACTAGTCCCGCGAAGTATAAGGAGTTGCCCATCAGCCGTCCCCGCCGCGATCTGCGGGTTAGCGGTAATGTCTATAGCACCACCGTCTCCGGTAATGCTCATGACACTGCTTGCTGGTGTAATTCCACCTACAGCACTTACTGTCTCACTTGTCGGTGTAAGGTTCAAGGGTTTGCTGCCGATATGAATTCCGTTTTCATCCATCTGCATAATTTGAAGGCCTTGGCCAGATCCTGTCTGCCCCGTCCAAGCCGTTAGCATGGTGGGGAAATTATCGGTCGACCAGGCGCCAGTCGCTTCTACCTTGAAACGGAACCCGATACTTCCCTGTACTGGGTCATCTCCAGTAAAGTAGATCTGTCCTAATTCCCTTCCGGAGATAATGCTTTCAGTCATGTTATTATTCAGCGTAAGTATACCACCGCTCTGGCTCCCACCACGACCTGACGACACAAGGACATTTCCAGCAGAGCTATCAAACCACCACCACTGATTTGTGTCACTGCTAATAAGCCAGAAATCTTCAGACACTATGTCTACCTGGCCGGAAGATGTAATCAGGAATCTATCAGTTCCAGTTGTCGTCCACTGAAACGTTGTATCTGGAGAAGCTGACGTGTTACCAAACGCAACGGTAACATCATCGGGCGTGAATGCTCCACCAGTAAGCGATGTTAAACCCTGAACTTCAACTGTCCCAGAGAAGTCTGTTGTGGCGGATGTTACCAGTAGGCGGTGGGTACCTGTAGTTGTCCACTGTATGTTCGCGTCGTCGTCATCCCCAAAATAAATAGACGTGTCATCTAGCAGAGAAATGTCTCCCACTGTGGTCGAAAGTGGGTACGCATACCAATCACTAGTACCATCAAATGAAAGCTCGACACCATGGTATGTATCCCTAATAACATACGCGGAGGAACTGCCGTTGATCGTATATGTAGTTGGTGTGATTGTTATTGTATTACCACCGGTCTGAATGAAAATCCTGATTGTTGCTCCAGGGAGCGGCGTGTCATTGAAATCCGCTGCATCAAGACTCAATGATACTGCTCCACCACTAGTATCTATATGGTAATCAACCCCTTCTGACTTTTCATCAAGTGCACTATCTGCTACCCCAGTTAAGCCATACCTAATAAAACGTGCTCCAATATTGTTGACAATAAGCATATCTCTTTCGCTGCCGTCGTAAACATGAAACACTGCACCGCTTGTACCGCCGGCCGAAGCCACAAAGTCCCAGAGCTTTGTTGTGTCATCGGTCTGAAGGCCAGTGAACATCGAGAATACCGTACTGTCACTGCCTGCTACAATTTCAACTCCTGCATTTTCCGTGACAATTGCACGAAGAGGCTGATCGGTTGCGCCTTGTAATAAGGAATTGGCAAACCTTCTATCCCTGGCATTTTGAGTACTACCAGGTAATCTAACTGGAGACCCAAATGAAAATGTCCTTGATGCACCTGGTGAGGTCATGTTCTCTGCCTCCGCAAGGACGTTAAGATTACAAGAAGCTTCGCGCGAAGGGTCTCTATTGACCACGACTCGGCATCATTATTGTTGAATAACTTGACGTAAGCCGCGTACCCACGCTTACGCGGGTAGTGAACTATGCTCCTGGTAGCGGAGAAGTCGCCGGAAAAAATGTCGGTATGGGACTCGCTCGTGCTCCCCTGCAATGCAAGGAAGCCGCCGCTCTGAAGTTTGATTCGACCAAAAGTTTGGAGGATAAGGGAGCCACTAATATTTGACGCGTCTTCACAACTATTGCCAATATAAACTCGGAAGCTAACGTCATCGGAATCTTTAGCAAGGGTAGCCTGAAGCTCGGAGAGTAGGAACGGGACTTGACCTTCCTCGACGCGGAACGGCCCGAGATACACGTAACTGCTTATGGCAACTCCGTTATCACTCTTTGAGTCCTCATTGAAGTAGCGAATAATCCCGTCTTCCTGGCCGAGTAGACCGTACCTATCATCAGGGGCATCGCCATCAATCGTGTGTGTGCATGTCGGGCTTCTGGTTTGGCCAAACTTATCCTTGAACCAGGCGTCAAGCCTCGCGGAGTAGAAGTAGCTGACGTTGTCGGCAGTACCTGAAAGCGGGATTATAATCACGTGAACGCCCTGCGCGTCGTCGTTCCATACTAACTCGACTCGAAATGTGTCGAGGTTGATATTCTCAAACTCAGAAGGCATGCGAGAGGCTGTTAAGTTATCAATTTGCCCTCCAGAATTGCTAGTTGAAACACGATATACGTGCCCCCTAGATCCGAAGAAATAGACTGCACCATTGTCATCTTTACACCACGGAGTTCCGAATGTCATCCCGGTTACATCAGTAATGAGATCGAATCGACCACCTACCATTGGATCACCTGTTAGTTGCCAAATCGATGACTCACTTCCAAAGAGCATAATGTCGTCGTTGAATGGAATGAGTGTTTGAACTACTTCACCGATCTTCCCCGCGTTGGATGAATTGCCGGCGACCGCCTGGGTTTCGAGGATCGTGGCGGGTGAGTAATCCCAGTCTGTCGGGTCGCCTGTCGCGCTCATGAACCAATTGTGGGCGTCAGCGCCTGGCAGGCCGGCGCATACGATTCGCCCTCGCCAGTTGACGCACAGTCGCGGGAGACGAATCCTCTGGACGCTTCCGCCGACATCCGCGCCATCACCCACGTCTCCTTCAGCCGCGTAGGATGAGTCCTCTTGGTAGCAGGTGAAGGTCGTGGTACTCGGTACAGTCGTCACTATCCAGGTTCCGTTAAATGTGGCATCAGTCATGGCGGTTACAGTTACCGTGTCTCCGACCGCAAGGCTATGTGTCGCAGTTGTGAACGTGGCGACTCCAGACGTCCTTTCTCGCCGCGTTGTGGAGACTGCCGTATGCCCAGAGTCGTTCGCTTGTGGGAACGTGCCAGACCCATTGTCGACCGTATCATTCACCCAATTACGGATGACGCTACTATCCGGGTCGTACTTGATCGCCGCTCGACCATCACATAAGTAGGCAAAGCCTAGATTGTTAGCCCTGCCGATATACGGAGAGTTCGGCGAGAAGAGGTAGTCTCCGTTGCGAGTCGGTGACGTCGGCGTGGAAGCGGCCCCGCCTGCCCCGCGTTCGGGAATCGCATAGAGCTTTCCGCCGCACACGCCGTAGATATTGAGAGAGCGAACGCCTAAGTTCGTCGAAGACGCGGCGTTGATCGGCACGGTAACGAGCGAGCCAAGTACCTGGATCTTGGTACTCGCGGCCAAGGCCGAGGAGTACGCCGACATTCCCGGTCGCTGCCCGCCTCGCGAACGATCATCGTAATCGTAACCGCGAACATTCTCACAGTCGATTGTCGTGTTTTCGGGTTGCTCCCTCTTCGCCCAGTTCCTGTTCAGGCCAAGGATCGGGAACTTGAGTGAAAGGTGTTTTGGCTCACGCATTTTCTCTTTCCAAAAGGCCTCCGCCGCGAATTAGTGGATGCTTCTTTTTCTCATAGAGCTTTGGTTTCTTACCAACTCTTTCTCTTGGGTTCTCTTCCCATTTCTTTCGCTCGGCGATACTCTGGTCTCGTACTTTTTGTTGATCGTCATTCCAATTTCGGCGATGTGCGAGTGGAATTTTTCGAGTAATTCTTTGAATGGTTCCATCCATTCGAAAATACTTCCATGTTTCGTAACCAAGATAAGGCTGAACATGGTAACTCACTTCTGGAAATGGATCGTCCGGGTCAATTATAATGCCGGCCGCTTCTGCTTGATCAATCGGCATATGTGGCGCAAGTTTGCCGGCCGTACCGCCTTCATCTGTTCCCCACAGTTCGACATTGCCTGAGTTGTCCTTTCCGTAGATACCGGATATGTTTAATCCAGTCATTGTTGGATTGGCAGTGTTGTCTTCAAACGCAAGTACTTTTCCGCTATTAGCGGATGGGCCCACGCCGGCTGTTCCAATTATTACATCGCCAGTAGCGTTGATCCTAAGTCTTTCCGTAGACGCACTACCTGTTGCTGTCGTAGATAGTGAAATGTATCCGCCGTAAGTTCCTGCGGCGTCTTTTGCACCTAAGATTGTCCCGAAACTAAAGGGAGTGGTGGCCTCACCAGATTCTCCGCCTAATATCAGGCTTGCGCCTTTACCGGTAGCAGCAGCGTCTGTCGAAAAACATGCGATATGTGACTTATTTGCTGCTACGTCGGCAAATATGTTTAAGGAATTACTCATAACCGTAGTGGAGGTATTGTTCGGATCCCCGATTTGTAATCCATTGCCGTAGGCTAAAGCTGTCTGCGCTGCCCCACCAGCTTCGATAATAACACCACCTCCTGTTCCAAATATTCCAACCCCCGTAACGTTGAGCCCGAGGGTTATGGAAAACGCAGTCGCTGATTCATCCCACCAAAGCCTAGGCCTATTTGCGTCGGTGGTACCTTCATCTACTGTGATTAGATCTTGATCGGCCGCCGCGTTGGTGCCAATATTTATGCCATTTGCACTAGCGACTTCCAAGGGGCGTAGTAAATAATTTGTCGATCCAGAATCTGCTGTTATGCGAACTCCACTCACAGCGCCGTCGTACAGACGCATGTAGCCTGCGTCCGTGTTTTCCACATGCAGAGAACAAGCGTTATTTGCCCCTACCGGGACCTTAATTCCATTTAGGTCCGTTACATTTAATTCCTGCGTAAGAGAGAAAGCGTTCTCGCTTTCATCCCACCAAAGCCTAGGCTTATTTGCGTCCGCAGTTCCTTCTTCGACAGTAATGAGATCCTGGTCTGCTGCAGCGCCGGAACCAACATTAAGACCGTTCGCGCTATCGATGACGAGCCCGCCCTCGAGTCCGGTTAGTATAAGAGCGCCAGTGGCCGCCGGTCCAGCGGCCCATACTTCATCCCACCACAGCTTTGGCGTACCGGTGACATTCAGAGTTAGGATGTCAGTGTCAATATCACTCGAAGGAGTGAAGTCCAGTCCGTTTGCTGTCTTAATGGTTACAGCGCCCGATTGAAAGATGACGCCAACTGTGAAAGAAAATTGCGTTTCACTTTCGTCCCACCAGAATTTCGGCTTATTCGCGTCGGCCGTTGCCTCTTCAACTGTAATGAGATCCTGGTCGCCGGTTGATCCGCTACCGATATTAATGCCGGCATTAGATGAAAAGACGACTCCACCCTCGAGATTAGAAAAGATGAGAGCGCCAGTCGAAGCGGGTCCGGCAGCCCAGGTATCATCCCACCAGATTTTTCCCGTACCAACGTTATTCCGGACGGTAAGTAAGTCCTGGTCTGCAGCGGTACCGTCGCCGCAGTCGATTCCATTCGTGGTCCCAACCACGACAGCGGTAACAATCGCACCAAATAGCGTCGTCAAGGACATGTACTCATCAGTGCCACCTGACGAGTCCACGATATACATGATGTCAGTTCCTGCATAGACAGTAGTCGCTACGGCCGAATTAACTTCTTGAAGTTTTTTATCTGTTGCGCTCATAGGATCCTTCCTTATTCGTCGTAGGTTACGGCGCTACTGAGGCGGTCTCGGTAGCGGTCGATCTCTCCGGGTCGTGTCCACTTCGACTGGATTGACCCGTCCCCGTTATACCCGAGCAGAACTGGCGCTCGCCTCTGGTCGGCAACAACCGATGCAATAAGCCTGGACTTATACTGGCGAAACATACCGCCTTCTTTGCCGGTCTTACGTAATTCGGCCTCAGCTAGCATCGCACACCTGATTGTCTCGGTATGTACTCTGCCGCCAAGCGGATAGGGATTATCCTCGTCGATCATCTTGGGGACGACCGTGTACGGCATGTTGAGCGTGTACTCGCCATTGGGAATTGGGTATACTAGAAGCTCTTGTGTTTGTTGTGATGCACCATCGACAGTCGAAGGCCTTGTGGCAAACCAGGCCGACGGACCATTCGAGTCGTCCATCGCCGTCATCTTCTCGATTCTAGTGACAGACGTATACTTCAGCGCGTCATACTCGTCGTCATTCGTATATGTCATGTCCCCATCCGGGGCGTCGTAATGGTCCGGCAGTGGGTAGACCTGCTGGCCGGTCACGAGGTCAAGCGTCCCAGTTGGATTCAGAAAGGACCACCGGTGGGACGTACGCTGCTGGTCGATCGGCGGAGGGAAATAGAACGTCATGATCGCAGCTTCTAGGATTGAATTTGATTCGACCTGGAGACTTCTTCCCCATGCGTCCGGGTCGGCACCCCACCCCATATGGGCACCAAGACGACTGAGAAACCATTTAAACGTGCCATAGTCGGGAGTCGTTACTGGAAACACCATACTTAACCTCCTACGGCCTTGGTCTCGAGTTCGAGTAGATATCTTCGTTAGCCTTGCTCACTATGGCCATGTCAATTGCCATGGAAGATTGAAGCTGCTGCATGAATCGCTCATGGCATGGCCCGCTGGCTCTCGTCTTAATTAGTTCGGCAATAGAAAGGCAGGCCATCATTATTGTCTCTGCGTGTACTGCGTTCCCTCGTGGATACAGGTTTGTCTCCGAAAGGTCTGCCGGGTTAGATCTGTATCTAATCACGACTCCGGTCTTCGCGGCAACTGTTGCATTCGGTTCTGGGTAGACGAGCATTTCCCAGACTTGATCGGCGGTCGCGTCCTCGCTCCCGGATTCAAGCTTCGGCCGAATGGCGCAATATGTCGGAGTCCCTTCTGGCGTTTCTTTCTTTCCGTACAGAGCTAATAACTCGTGTTCGGAGACAATCTCCAGTTTGCGGTACTCGTCCGATGCGACTGAACCGCCGCCAGACCATGTCACGGAGTCAACTCGTCCACCGAAAGTCGTCGGCAAGTCGTACTCAATCTGATCGTCAACCATCGACGTGGTATATCTGAGATTTAGAAATGACCACGTGAATGTTGAGCCGTCTTGCGCCGGTGGGATTGGCGGATTATAGAACAGGCGAACGCCACGCTGCACGATCCAGTTAGACAACTGAAGTTCTTGCGCGTCATATGTGTTCTGGTCTGGGTCGTATTCAAGATAAAGGCCGACGCCGAGCATCAGCCATTGATACGTCCCATATGTCGGTTCGGTTGTCGGCCACGCCATTAGGAGTCTCCTACACCTGCCGTTTCGCTTCTTGGTCTATTCGGATACTCGCACCGAGCAACCCTTGAAACTTCTGAGTATGAATTCCATTAGGTTCATCGTCGAGGAACTCTTCCGCAGCGGAGAGCACAGCCTCGATAATGCATTCAGAATGCAGGGCCCCGCCGATTGGAAACATGTTCGTTGCGTCGACCGTGTCAGGTGCGACGACGTATCGGTAAGTGATCACATCACCAGCCTCGGTTGCTGCAGGCGTCGGATAAAATAGCATTTCGTAGCGATGCCCAGTTGCTGGAACATATGCCTTTTGCCTCTGAGCCCAATATAGCGGCGTCCCGGTGGCGCCATCTTGTATTCTGAGGGCCAGAAGTTCTTCTGGTGAAATCTTCCGCAACCTTCGACCATCAGTACCTGAAGCATCGGTCGAATATACAACAGATCTCGGTAAGACAAGTCCACCAAAATCATCTGAAAGATCATAGTCCCAGTCGGCATTGACGAGCGTATGTGTCGCGGTTGGACGTAAAAATTCCCACTCATACGGAATCGTTTCCGGTGGGATCGCTGCCGGGTAGTAGAACTTACGCAAGCCCTTCTTGACGATTAGGACGAAATCAGTGGTCTGTGTTGTTTCCCAACTAGCTGCTGTTCGATCCCATCCAGCAAAGATCGCCACGTAAGACTGCAGGTCGGTCCACCGGACTGATAGTGTGGATTCAGCCATAGTTCTCCTTTACGTGAACGCCATACAAATTGCCTGCACCGAGTTGGATGCACCGGTGACGTTATGGATGCTAATCTTCTCGATGACGTCAAGCGTGCCGACCGTGCCCCAACCTTCGACATGATCGGAACTATGCGCGTCGTCTCTGCCGAGTATGAACGGCGAGCCAAATTCTTTGGCTACCCCACTCCCGGTAAGTGGCAACGTGTTCACCTGCACAAGTGCATCACCGTCATTGGTTATGATTTCCACATATGCGTCAAAGTCAACGGCAAGCAACATGTAATCGAAGTCAGCAAGATCGGTTGATATGTCGAACATCGTGGTTGTGCCGGCCGCAGCGATTGTCGCTACTTTTTGATATGGAAGATCGCTGGCAATTGTGGTCGACACAGGCTTAAACGGAGATCCGAACCGATATGGAACGTTATTAATGATCGCCGTCATGTACGTGTATGTGAAAATTTTCGAAGACATTACTTACTCCGCAAGCCTGACATTGCTTGGGTGACAGTTTCGAATCTGTCCAGTATCGTCGTCAAGCAAAACGAGTACCTTATCCCTTTTGATTCCCTGGTATTTCCCAATTACTTCTTTGCCGAATCTCCACTTCACCATGACGTCAGTTCCGAGAGGAAGCTTTCCTTCCCTCTCTTTAACTACGTCCATGAAGTTTTGTTGCGGGGCATCCGCATCCGCGCCGCACTCAACCGCAATCTGAATCAAGGCGTGTTCGCCGATGTTATACGACACCTTATCGTATAACCGGCGCCACCTGAGGTACGTTTCCTTGATTTCGATGCTGAGTTCCGGCCCGGGAGTAATACCGAGCAGGTTCCGAAGTACTGCATCATGTCGTTCTGGAATCACATATTCCGCTGCCTGTGTCATGTCGTGTCTCCTTTTTTAGACGTCAACTGTTTCCTGTTCATAGATAACAATTCCAGCGACGACAACGGCGCCGCTCAAAAGAATCTGGAGACCTAGGTCATCCGTAGAGGCGGCCCAAGGCTGTCCAGTGAAAGGCATGCTAATGTGCAGGTTGCTTGCTGTAAACTGGAGGATTTCAGAAAGGTTCGTCCCAGCCGTATCCTCAATTGTTATGTTGACCGCGCTGGCAGCCGTAAGATAGAGTCCAAGCAAATTGACTCGGTAGCCGGTCTTTGCTGCTTTCACGGCCTTTGCAGTTCCAGCACCGTGGGTGAAACCGGCATAAACGATTCCACGCCTTGTTACTTCAGCCATGAGTATCCTCCTTCAGTAAAGGCCCGCCACCCCAGGTGTACAAATTCCTGGGGTGGCAGGCATCAAGGTTACGCCTTCAGTTGAACGAGCTTCATGTACTCGACATAAAGCGCCGATGCAGAACCGCCGGCAACACCATCCTTCACGTGGAAGAACGGCGTAAGCCCAACGTCGTTAGGAATGTTGCCAGCATCGGCGATCGTGACTGTATCGGCCTGGGCAGTCCCATTGACATAGAACGTCAGAGTCGTGACGCCGTCGAAGTACATCCCAAGCTTGATGGCCGTTCCAGCGGCGACAGTACCAGTGTTTCCACCGATTTCAGTCTCGGTGGTATTCTGGTTCGTCGCGGTATCAAGCTGAGTTTCGGTTGCAAGTAGCGTTCGGAAGTAGAAACCATCCGTGAGATTCTCGGCGCCAGTGGCGTCAACAGTCACGTCATCAGCGTTGGCAGAACCAAGGCCAAGCATGAAGTATTTATCCGTCACGGACGACATGATGACCTTTGTCTCGAACCACATCTTCAGGCCCGAGTTCTCGGTAATCTTGACCGGGCACCCTGCGCCACCATAGCCTGACAACTTGATGGTAACATAGTCGTACTGCGCCGTACCAGCGGTACTAAGCGTGAGATAGCCACCAACTCCAGGCGTACTTGCTGTAACGGCGTCACCGGTAGCAACCGTGCCATTAGTGTTCGTGCCAACGTTCCAGCCTCTGTCGGTAGCCTCACCCACGTCAGAGAACTGGTGTTCGATGATCACTGCTTTACTGATCCAGTCGGGGTCTGCCTTGATCGGGCAATCTGCCCAGAAGCCGGATGTCGGACCGGAGGTTAGCCTCGTACCATCCCAGACGACCTTGACATCGTTGCCATCACCAAAGGTGACCGAGTCATTGTCACCGAGAAGCATATCCACATCTTCAAGCTGAAGCCGGGTGTTGCCGACATCAAACAGGACATACTGGGTCGTTGCTCCGCCGAACCACTTAACGTCCATATCGCGCGTGCCGTTGCCGATATTGATCGACCCGGTGTCGTCGGCAGCCGGCTGAATTAACAGCACATCGCCGGAAACCAAGGGAAATCTTCCGCCATCAGTCAGTGCGAAAGCTAATCGTCTGAGAACATTGTAATTTTGGCCGCTCATTGCGGAGTCCTTCCCTGGGTGGTACTATCACCCACTTTCTGGCCGAGGCCAGCAAGGTAAAAATCTGAGGTTGTGTCCCATCCGTTGATGTCAACCATTGTTGTGTCTCACTATGTGTTCGCCGTGAACGTACAAGACGCCAGTGTACCGGTGTTCGTGTAGCCTTGTGCGCCTGTCATATCAACGAGTTGACATCCAGGGGCATATCCAGCAACAGAACTCGGAACCGAATCAACTGCCGCGAAAACAATGCCCCGTCCAGGGACCTCGATAATCGCGCCGTCTGCTTGCGGTTCAGCGTCGTAGGGTGTTTTCGGCATTGGATTCCCTCCGTGGAAAAAAAGAGCCACTGGGCCCCTAGTAGGGGCCCAGTGAGTCAAATAGGTTATCCAGCCTGGTCGAAGTACTGGCCGAATGCCAACCAGTCGACACTTAGCGTACCGGCGGTTGCAGCGCCGAGCTTCGTGCCAATGATCGGGCACATTTCAACATCCTCGGGGAACGTCGCGGTCTGAACCAGCGTCGAGGTGACGTAGGTAGTCTTCTCGGCGCCAGCGACGAAAACCTTGATCCGTTTCGCGGCAATCGCGGAAGGATCATAGATGAACCCAACCTTATACCACGTGTCCGCAACCAAGGTTTGCAGGTCGGTAATCAGGTTCTGGACAGTCTGGCCAGTAGCCTTGTACGAGAACGTTAAGAGAGCGTTCGTGCCGGCTGTTCCGCTGTTGACATGGACTGTGTTAAAGCCAATCCAATCAGCATCTTGCATGACACCAGTGTCATCGACTTTCGTGTCAGCGGCAGCACCTCCGGGATTCATGATCCCAAGGAATAGCGACTGAACGTCGTCTACGACAGTGGAGGTCTTGAAGCGTGCCTCGAATGCAAACTTGTAGCCTTCTCCGGCAGTCGTGTCCATGGCGAGCATGTAGGCACCGTTGTTGTTGCCTTTTTGCATCCAAACCTCGTCGTTATCGGTCGACCCATCCTGGGTGAGAACAAGCGTTCCGCATTCGCCTTCACTAAGGTCAGCTTCGGCGCCCTGATTGACCGTGGGGCCGTCATCGGCGAAGCATGCCCAGCCACGTTCGTAGGTGGTCCCGTTCGTCGCAAATCGCGGCGAGTCAAGGTAGTCGTCGAACTGAAAAGCACAACGGCCGGCATCGGCGTCAGTGCGCCATTTCGAAAGGTCGCCCCAAAGGGCGGGACTTGGACCGCGAATCGTTTGACCCGCATATCTGACTGTATTTGTCATGTCATCTCTCCTTGTGAGAGTAGCAGCCCTTCAGTCCCCCGACTGAACTCAGCTTCGCGTCTACGTCGACGCAGGGTTCCTCGCTGGGCTTAGTAGTGCGCTGATGCCCCCATCAGCTTTGATTCGCGAGTTGCCTCGCAGGGTCGCTCGCACTTGCCTCCCTTGGAGAGGTAAGCGAAAAAAAAGTTCAGTGCGCCGCCTGCCGGCGCACTGAACGTCAGGGTTACACGTACAACACCGCGTTCCGCCTTCGATCAAAATTCAAATAGTTGTACGAGAGCCAAAGCGTCGAGAAGAACACGTTGTCCTGGTTCGGCGCCACGCGGGCTTCCGTCTCTCGCAGGTAGTCTCCCTTGAGACAGGCCGGCAAGAAGGTGTTATGGTCGATCATGTAAAACGGATTGGTCGTATCCGCATCGAGTTCCGGAACCCAGATGATTGGGTGACGCCGGAAGGTCATCACGCCGTCCATGGACGCCAGGTCACGGCCCAACGATTCGTTCTGGCCTTCGCCGATGTCCTCAAGGTTGGACAACGTCGCTTCGTTGACGTAGATCCGATATCGCTCACCACCAGAACCACGGAAGTCCTGGATGCTGATCGGGCTGCGGAAACGACAGCTACGATGCGCGGTACGAGCCTTTTTGACCAAGTCGCCCTTGGTCGCGTTGACGTATTGCGCACTGTAGTTTTTGAAAGTCGGCGAGTCGTCAAGATTCACGCCACCAACATCGGTGTGTGAACCAGGATACGCACCCGTAAAGCCAGTCGTCGCATTTTTGACAATCCAATAAGGCACACCCATCGGGAGAACCTTGTCGCCAACTGCTGGTGCGGACCAACCGTACGTCTCGAGTTCCTCAACCATGTCGATCATGGCGGAAGCTCGGCGAGCCTTCACGGTCGAAACGATACGCGAGGTGCCAGCGTTCATCAGGATGTCGGTCTGATAGACCAAGGCCCAATGGGTGCGGCAGTGTCGCCAATCCAAGGTCAACTGGTCAAGGACGTCCTCGATGTTGACTTGTAAGGACTCCAAAAGACCAACGTGGCTTGCGGCCGACGCGACCTTATTTAGTAATGTACGAGAGATCCCTATGCCGGACTCGAAGGCAACCTTGTCCTTCTTGAACCACTTCGAGAACACTTCGTAGTGCTGCAGGCTTTGGGCGATGTTCTGAAACTTGTTGCGACCAAGATCGCGCTGTACGCCAATCACCATGTCGCCAATGTCAGTTGCTGTTAAAGACATAAGTCAACTCCTTTTTGAGCTAGATCTCGATCACTTCGTTCTCACGAAGGCCGTCGCTCCCTAGACCTCGCTCTTGCAAAAATTTGTTTACGTTCGCTTGGGCTTGTACATCCTTCGAGAGGGGTTTCCCTTCTCTCGCCGTTGGTCTAGCCAAATGCTGAGCAAGTCGCTTTGTAACCTTTGAAGTAGTGTCCTCGCGAACTGCGGTTTCGTGTATCTCAGAAAACTCTGCTCTTATTGCTCGGTCAAACAGTTTGTCGGAATCTAAGGGTTCCATTCCCTGTAGCTTCCGACCGGAAGCGATTGCGTTCATTGCGGTATTCAGCCGCACGCGAGCGTTAAATTGCGGAGTTCCCTTTAACGTATGTCGAGTACCCGTCCCGAAAGTAATGCTGTACCCTTCAGGAAGGGAGTTTACTCTTGTGTCGAAGTCATCGAACCTTTGCTCAGCTTCTTTCGCGGAGGCTTGTGCCTCTCGCTGCTTCATAGCAACGCCGATATTCGACAATGCAGCCTCAAGCTGTTGAGTCCTAGCTGCAGTCGCCTGGTTTTGCTGCTGGTAATGGTCATTCATTCGATTGAGAAGATCAATCGAATCTTGTCCCCATACTTCGGGGTCCAGGTTCAACTCGAACTCTTTCTGAGGCTGCGCGGGCGGTGCAGGGCCAGCCGGAGGCTGGGGAGTCGTAAACTGCGGTTGCCCCTGTTGCGGCGCCATGGGAGGTACCTGCTGTTGGAACTGCTGTTGCGCGGCCGGCGCATTCGAGCGCTGTTGGCCAGGCACCTGGTTCGCGACCAGCATGGACTGCTTATCCTGCCATGCAACGGCTGCTAACAAAGCAGCCTCACTCGGAAATGACTTCTCGGCTTCTTCGGCGGTAATTCCCGCCATCGACAGAGAGTCTTCCGTAAACTTTGGTGGTTCCTCTGTTACCACCTCATCATCGCCTTGCGGCGGTGTTTCTTTCTGGGCCTGCGGTTCAGGAGGCCCCTGTGGTTTCTCGACCGGATCGCCCTGAGACTCGCCCTTTGCCGGCAACGAGTCATTTATGGCATCTCTTTCTCCTGCGAGTTTCTTATTTTCTATCTGCTTTTCAAGCAGTGCTTCCTGGCGGGCGGTGGTGTCATCTTCGGGGCTGGCCGGCTCGTCTCCGGGGTCAGCAAAGCCATCGTTGCCGTCCAAAGCGTTCAAGACCGAGTCATGCTCATTAGCCGGGAAAGCTTCGCCAGTTAATGTCTGGTCGAATAACGCCGCTTCTTGCGATTGAAATTCCTTATTTCCAGAGTCTTTCGTCATGTTTTCGCTCCCTTGTAAGCTCGGCGAACCAGAACGGAGACTTCGGATCTCTTCGATTCTGGTTCGCCTCGGGCAGCGGCTCCGCTTTATCCGCTAAGCTACCCGTATGGTTGTGGTGCCCGAACTGCCAGGTTTCATTGTCCTATGAAAAGTGTAAACCAACAAATCCTAGAAGTTGCAATCTTCTATTCGCTTCATTAGATCTGCTTTCGCCTCCCGCCTTGCCATGACCTTACGCTTGCCCGTAAGGTCTGACCTGCCCTCGGAGTCCTTTACGTCAAATCCATCACGGCCGGTATTCAATCCGGTGGCGCGAGCCACCTTTTTGTGGTCATTTGGGCTCGTAATGATACAGGCACCAGTTTTGGGATCGAAATCGTTCATAACCCCATGTGCCCTAAGGGCTGCCGTAGCTTCTGGGATCTGCCCAGGAGACACTCCAAGGGCATCAGAGTGATATCCAGTGGCATAGACGTTACCCGTCTTAGATCGCCCCCTAGAGGGCTTCCCGATGACTTGCCGGGTTGTCGTTTTAGGTCCTCGGCCGCCAAGTAACATTGCCTTCGCTGCTGCCATTTTAGCGTCGTGTTGTTTCTCCTTCTCGGAGCGAGCGTCTCTTTCTACCATTACCATAAGTCTTCTCCGTTTTCTTTTTCTTCGAGTGATAGTCTAAGCCCCAGGATTGACGTTGGTGGAACTCGATCGTGCCGTACCTCCAAGGGCTTCATAAATTCTCGACGACCTTCTCTTAGTTCATAAAGTACCCAATTGGCCAGTGCGTCCGCAATAACCCTGTCCCCGTGGGCTTCACCCGCCCCGGCGGGATCCTTTGTTGAGATTGATGAAGTGTGGCAAATGAGGCCATTGATACCAACCTGGTATTGTTTGCATTCTTTGAGCGCAGTCGCACTTGGGTTAATAAACAATCCTTCGCCTAGCGCGTATGAGTACGCGCCAAGTAGCTCCCTCTTCGATCGCTTGTTTGACGTCCAACCAATCTTCTTACTCTTCTTTTTCGAAATCTGATCCGTGCTGCCTCGGTAGTACACGCTACGGAAACTCGTCTCGAGTATGCGATTTCGGAACTGAACGCCCGGCCCCATGTCTTCATGGATAAGAAGAGCAGGGCCATTCGGGCCGACGAACCACATTGATAACGCAATAGCATAATCAGCCAAATCCTCGGGCGGAATATTTGGCGAAGCTAACTCGGCTACCTTCCTGCCGCTATAGCGAGAAACAACTGTCAGGACTGAATTGCTACACTTCTCCCCGCCCTGGCCAGTTGAGATATCAGCGCCGATTACGTAGTCGTGGTTTCTTGGAGGAAATTTCCCGCCAACTAACTCGGTCCAAAGCTGGAGACAACCGCTCGGATTCTGCAAAAACCTGGAACTATATGTAGCTGCGCTGTATTGCAGATCGCCGATGAAAGTGGGCCTCTGTGCCGTCTCTTGAAGAAGCCTCTCAATCATGACTGCTGGAAAGAACCGCGATATGCTTCCGCCATAATCACGATCAAGCTCTTGGGCGATAGACTGCGGAGTTGCACCGGGACGCAAGCATTGCTTGACATACCAAGGAGACCAAACCTTATACGGATCATCAACTGGAAAGCCCCTATCCGAGAGCTTCCTAATTCCATCTTGGATGAATTTGATCGCCCAGTCGGTATCAACTTCGCCATATTTTTCAATGTCGACCAACTCTATGACTGAGTCGCGAGCTTCTTCCAGCGCCCCCTCGTTGATAAGCTTTTCCGTATGCCGCATTGCCTTTTTGCGGGTAATTCGGAAGAGTCCACGATTTCGAGTTTGATTGTCTTTCCAATCAAGAATGAGCTTGATAAGGTCGCCATCCTTATTCATGACGTCGTAATAGGCGCCCTCGGCACCCTTCGGTGTGCTGATAATGAACCGTGATTCAGTTACGTGCTGAGTCGAGTCCATTGCATCATAGTCATCACCACGGGGAAACTTAGCCAGTTCATCGAAGATGATAAAGCTTTTGCGCCCACCCGACATCACGTCGCCGGTTGCTGAGTACCCAGTTATCACTGAGTTGTTTTGATTGTTTTTTAGTGTATGCCGCGTGTAGTTTCTAACGTAGTCGACACCATTAATGCCAACCATCCAAACTGGAAGCTTAGTTAGCTCCCAGTCGAGCTTCGTCATCAGGGAGTCCATATCCTCCGTGTTGTCAACGGCATCTTGTGTACGCGAGATAAGCCCTACAGTGGTCATCGGAAAGTAGATCCACCGGTGCATCGAAACCATCATTGCAATCCAGGAAGCGCCCTCACCACGAGACTTTTCCGTGGCGATATCTTCGAACCCGATGTGTTCGTCGACACTCATGATTATGGGATCTTGATGTTCCCATGAAATAAATGGAATGATCTGCGGAAGTGGCATTCCATTCGCGCCCATTCTCGGGCGTGGTTCGTGGAGCCAAACGAAGCCGTTGATCCAGAACATCATATCGACTTCGCACATTTTCATAAGCTGGCCGCGAAAGGCCTTGTCCGTCTGCGCTCGCACGCGAGTCTCAAGCCGCCACTTCAAGTTCTCCTTAAAGCCCTTGGGGATGTACTCATAGAATGGATAGGACTTCATACGCCCCTACTAGACATCGCAGCGGACTGTGCTTGGTTAACCTCGGGTTTCCCGCCTGACAGCAATTGCTTCATCATAGTGGCATCGCGAGCCTGTTTAGTGCCGCCCGTACCTACGCTCTGACGAGTATAGTTACGGGTGGTGTTCGCCGGCTTCTGAAGGTTCCCTTCGCTTCCCCTTTGCATGCCAGGTAGCGCAAGCGGGAACCCACTCTTCTTAAAGATGTCAAGCAACTCTGGCAGGTCGGCGTACTTGGCTGCCATCTGTACGAGCGCTTCCACATCCACGTCGATGCCTTGCATCTGCAGTTGCTGGGCGAATGGCATGACAACTTGCTGTATAATCTGGAATGTCGTATTCAGCCGCTGCGAAGGTGACTGTGGAGTCATTGAATACGGTTCCACTCGCAAGTCGTATGTGTCAATTCGCTTCTGCCTATCCTCTGGCTTCCACTTAGAGGAGATCTTTTTGTCATATCCAGGGACTGAGATCTCGATCGGTATCGTGGACACCGGATCATGATAGATCCACCACGCGACGTCTTGTGTGACTTCCTCCGCGAAACGAAGGACGGTGTCGGCCATGTCGCCGATTAGTTCGGACGACGAACCTTTAATTATTCTCTCCTGGCCGAGGGTCTCGGCTTGCTGGGATAGGCCTCCTATTGCGTCAAGGTTCCCCGCCATGTACGAGAAGATGTTGCGTAATTCCATGGTGAAAGCCATGTTCCCCGCATCGATGCCACCGGTCGATATTTCCTTAACTGAACTCGGGTCATCAGACTGAACGACCTGCCCATCCTCAACGTCCATGATTCGTTCGCCTCGCTTATTCGCGGCAGCAATTCCGGAAGCAAAGGTGAATGTCTTTTGGCGTTCGGCCTGGCGACCAAGTTTGACGAAGAGTCTGTTCAGAAGATCATGGGTATCGATCCACATCTGCGCCGGTGGAGACGGCATAACATTCCCCGGGACGGTTCCGAACATCAGCCAGCGATAGGGGCCGCTATCTGGTCCGGTCCATTCCTGGATTCTCAGTGCCGGCCCATCTCCTTCGACAGGTAGCGTAATGACCAGGCCGTCTGCCGGAAGGTAGAGGTCCCAAAGCTCGACGTGGCTCCGATACTCCTCCGCCATAAGGCCGTCGCCTTGCGACAGATGATGCGACCTCGGCTCGCCAAAGAGATCTTCGTACTGGCCGTCCGGCATGGCAATCTTCTGGACGGCTTTCTTGTCGAAGTGTTCATTCTCCATCAAGTATTCGTAGGGGACGCGATAGCGATTGCCGCACCAGTCCCATTCTCCTGGCTTGCGCGCTGTCATGTCGTGCAGCCAGTCATCAAATAGGACCGGGTCCACGTAAGGAACCCCGGTCTTGTATCCGTAGCTTTGTGAATCTCTGGCCCCAGAGAGACCAATCTTAACGATTCCCGCCATGAACATTGCAGATTTTACCACGGTTCGGAAAGTGGTACCAAGATCGATCTGCCTGAGAACCTTGTTCGTTGCGGATTCGAGCTTCCTTGCCTGGGCCTTCATCGACTGGTCGAAAGTGAGCGCGAGTACTCGCGGCTCTTTCGCGGCTAACTGTCGAGAATAAATATCAACCGACAGCCTCAGCATGTTAATCGGTACGCGCTCTGGCGTGCCGTTTTCTCCGTAATGATGGCCGACGTACTGCTCGAGAGTATCCTTGTACTTTCGACGAAACGGGGTGAGCCGTTTCTTTGACCATTGCATGCTGTCCCGCAAATTAGCTAATTGCTGCGGGTCATTCGGATTATATGCCATCCTTGGCCTCCCTAGCAGTATCTGTGCCTCCTGAGCACTCTTCTTGTCATGTAACCGAAGTCCGAAAGAACTAAGCCGATTTCGGCTGGCTTCGGTTCAAAAATCGGATCTTCCGGATGGGTTGCGGATTCCCCACAGAAGACTCTGCGTCTCATCACTTCCACTTTTTCTTTGCTTCCGGCTTCGGCATCAGTCGCTATAGCAGGTACTGCTGGCTGCTGCTCAGGTTCCTGAAGCGGAATGACCCTCCTGATAACAGTCGAAACGCGGCATCTGACACACGGAACTTCAGTAATGCGTTGTCCGCAGTCCGGGCACCTAATCGACCTCGCTAGGTGACCAGTCCCGCAGAAGTCAATTCCGCCCTCTTTGGCCTGCTTTATTTTCGGATCTTTCGAGTTGAGTATACCGCGAACTATCGTGACCTGCCTAAAGGTCGGGCTCTTTCTCACCGGATTGAAAACGGTATTAGCAATCTCTTTCCGGTTTCGCCAGCCCATTTGATAGAGCCCGAGTACCGATCGCACCCTAGCCGGTAGTTCCCTTGTGGGCGTCCTACCAATCATGGCCCATCCCGCCTGGGTCGTAGACGTCTTCGGCTCGTGGGTATTCGCCTTCGTCGCATTCGCACGGATACACTTCCCACCCTGGGTGAGCTTGGGCGTCTTCGGGATCTGTCGTCCCAGCGGACGGCCGATCGCTTTCTGGCGTATTAACTCCGCCGGAATGAGACTGTGCGCCTCGTGCGCTACGGCCGGCGCTCCGTGTTCGGCGTTCTGCTTCACGTCCTGTCATGTCGTGTCTCCATTCGACTAAAAAAGAGGGCCTCAACGGCGATAACTTCATCGCCGGTGAGGCCTGTGGTGTCATTCACCCTTGCTTCGTGTGCCGCTCGCCGGCGCCTCAGCGTGGGCCTGTGGCACCATGCTCGTGCCTTCGCACGACGTTCCGCCCTGGGACTTTGCTTCACTTTTGCAAAGATCCTTGGCCACTTCAAGCGCTTTGGGATTCTTCATAGGGCTATCCCTCCTTGGAATCGAAACGAGTAAAGAAACTACCAGTAGCATAGTCCATTATTGCTTATGCTGGCAGTTTCGACAAATCACCCGAGGATTATCGGAGAATCTGACTTCTCCTCGGGTGCATCTTTGGTGTCAGAACACTCTTCATCTAAAGGGTTTCCGTCTTCGTCCATCTTGACAATCTTCATCCCGGGGACGTTCATGCCAGCGGTGACGCAATAGACGGCCGCTGCTTTCCTCGCCAAGTCGGAGGCAATCGCCAATTCGTTAGCGGGAAATGGCTCGTCCTCATCCTGGCTCAAGATGATCGAAGCGGCCATCGGAGCGTAAACTAGGCCCCCGATATTCAACACCAACTGCTGAGCCAGTTCTTTTTCCTGAGACTTTGCCTCTCTCGGATCTTGCATTACTGCCGCCTGGCCGGCCATTCCTTGAAGTTCACGCAAGGTGTTAGCCCTCTTCTGTAATGCCGCTCGTTTGCTCAAAGAGCGATTCATGTGTTTTATTTCCTCTCTCGAAAATCTGATTACATGTCTGCCAGATTGCTAACTCACGGTCAGCCTCACTACCGAGACATGCTGAAGTGAAAACGAGTACGGTCCATCCATACTCAATTGCTAGTCGTAACTTGGCAGCGTCGCGCTTGAGTGCCGCGATTCTACTATGGCCGAATCCTATCCCGTTGACTTCAACTCCAACCTTCACGGCCGGCCAACAAAAATCAAAACGATATTGTTCGTCTCCATCCAGCGTGAAGACCCATTCTTGAATCGGCATTCCCTGTGGTCCGAAGCATTGATATTTTTCCCAGGCCGCAAGGAAGAGCTTTTCTTTTGTGGATGTTTTCCTCAAGACATTTCCTCGATTTTTTCATAGTTGGCCGCATGCAGTGGTTGCGTACTCGGAACCTCCTTTCCGTGCTTCGCATACAGCGACTTCACCGTGTCGATAAGCTCAATGAAAAGCTCGGAGCATTTACTCCCCACTTTCGCGCGGTCGTCAATGAGGTTTCCGGTTTGTTGCGCATCCATAATAATAAACAGGCAAGCGCAAGCGTGACCAAGATGATGAACACCAGAGTCGCCGGCGCACTCCTCCCTGTCATTCCAATCCTCAATGTGTCGTCGGCACGCGTCGATATAGACGGAGGCGGCAACCTTCTCCTCCCTCCAGTTCCAGCGGCCGTACTTCAGGAGCCCGTCAAGGAGCGCCAAGGCGGTGTGCGCTTGCGGGGCCGCAGGCAAGAGACTGAGGGGAACTTTGGTCACCCCAATTCGATCCTTTGGGTTCATCAACAACTCCCGATTCAAGGTTCCATTGGGTCCCTGGTATAATGAAAAATCGCATCGCTAAAGTCTGCATGAGACATGTAAAATAGTATGTTCGCCTCCGTGTACTCAGTGGTCGCTGTCCACATTGAGTAAATGGACTCGCTGTACTTTTCAGTAGCGAGATCCCACTCCTCGTTATTCCAAGCAGCTTCGGCGGCATCGCGATACTGTTTAGCCTCTGCCTTGGCTGCATCGCCATCATTAAGATGCATGAAACCAAGACCGTAGGCAGTCATGCCAGCGTAGAAATGATAATCACCGGACATGTGTTGTTCTGGAGTCGCGGTAGCAAACGCGACGGTCGCGTTATCCCTTTCCCACCCAGCAATTTGCTGAGCTGTATGTGCTTCACCCTCGTCCATGTATAGCGCATTCCACATAGAATCAGATGCCGCCCGCTGAGTGTAATCCGGCTCCTCTTCGTAACCCTGCGCCAATGCCGTCTGCACAACCGAAGCTATCGCCAAAAAAGTAACAAGAAATCTCATGTTCGCCCCCTTTTCGGAAAATGGTTAACAACTTCCGGGTCCGTGTAAGGTCCTGAAGTCCAAGTAGTTCTCACTAAACATGGCCTCGACTTTATCATAGATAAAGCCGTGTTCGCTGTCAATACTATCAAACTCGAGATCGAGTTTCCAGCCTACCGTGTGTTTCTCTCCAGTGAAGTACACGGTCTGGGATGGCGGGTCCGAAGCGCCTAGGTTGTTGATTGCCCAGGGATTCACGCCGCACATTGCCCCATTCATGAGCAGCATCCCGTAAAGTAAACACGGGGTATGGAAGTGACCAATCTCTATGAGGTCGAGCCCTTTCGCCCCAGACCTGACAGTTGTTCTGTACGCCCTCAGTGCGTCTCGTGCGAGGCTGAATAGAGGGATTCCGGCAATCCCTCCGCCACCAGTTAGCGTGTCTCCATGCATCAGACGAATGCGATGCCCCAGTCGGTCGATCGTGGAGATTTGCCCGTCAGGCACGTTGACGTGGATTCGATTCTGGAGCCCTTTTGCTTGGACCAGCGCACGAAGTTGCAAGTTGATCAGCGTGTCATAATTGACTTCTAACGATCGGCTCGCCTCGGTTCGCCTAGTTGTTCGACCGTGGTTGCCAGACTTCCCGGTGTAGACGATCTTCTCGAAATGTTCCGATAATCTGACGATCCATTGGAACAAAACTGCCGTTACGTTCGCAACTGACGGCATGATCTGGAACTCGTTCGTGACCTCATCTTCCACTCGCAGGACCCCCTGGACCATATCGCCGAGACTGTCGATATGAAGGACTTTCAATCCGTACTTCACTCGATCTGTTAGGGCAATATTGACGATTTCCCTGCCGTAGTGTGCCATCCGCTGGCAGAAGATTTCGAAGTTGTACTCCGAGTAGCCATCGGTCAGGGAGCTTCGCCATCGTGATCCCGCATGCATGTCACTGAGAATCGCCACCATTTCCTGCGGCGCTTTTACCGGGTTGAAGTTCATCTTCGGTGACTTCGGCACAATAACGTTGCCGGCTGCAGCCGCGAATTCCTCTGACAAGAGATTCCAATTGCCGAGTCGTTTATTTTGCGTCTCAATGAGCCTCGCCTGCTTTACCACCTGGGCGGAGAGCGCTGCAATAGTTGGGTTCTTAGTTCGCTTGATTTCGTCCTTCGTCTTCAGTTTTCCATCCTTTCGAAGACGTGTCAACTTACCACTGACCTTGTCTTCGGTGATGCCCATCGCCTCGGCGACCTGGCCTAGCGTGCATCCGGAATCATGGAGTTTGATTAACCTGGCTGTAATCTTCTTCGTCCAGTTCATGCTTCCTCCTCATAGTCGCCATCGCTATACGCCGCATCAGTGCGAACGATAGCGAGTGTTGTACAGGTTGACAAATTTGTGATCTGCGCACGATCCACGTACACGCCGTAGCGTTTTAGTTCAGCACGAACACGAGCCGTTATCTTCGTATTGATCGCCTTCCTTTCGCTCTTATAGAGGTCCTCAAATTCGTGGCCGGTTATGAATTCGCAGAAAACAGCAAGTGTCTCGTCAACGATGGCGCGATCAACGTCGTCAGTCTCTACCATTGCTTGGCGAATTGCAGCTTCGTCCTCGCGATCTATGTGATATCTTACCACGCCACCGGCGATAACGCGAGTGCGATCAGAGGTCGTCAGGGTCTGGGACGGTATTCGTTTCGTCTGGACGTTTGCCGCGCGATGATAAATCTCAGTCCAGAAAGGCCAAAACCACGTGATCCCATACTTGAGCACTTGTACTTGCTTGCCCCGCTTGATAGAAACAGCAACATTCATTACCTCGTGGTGAAAGTACTGAGGGATCGTGGAGCCGAGTAGGCCAACGAATTGCCCGAGCCAGCCGAACGCAGTGGACCACATGTTCACTCCTTAGTCGAGAGACTGTAGTACTCGCTTCAGGTCTTCGACGCCATCGTCACAAATAACGTCCTTTTCCTCCTCGGAGACCTCGGCCTGCGAACCTTTCGATAAGACTCTAGCTGCCAAACCTTGGAACTTGTCCAAGCTTTGCCTAGCATACTCTAATAAACCAACGGCGCCAAGACTTGGTGCTTTCGCGTGCATCTCGTCTTCACGCATATACTCATTCTGACCCGTCTTTTTCACTCTAATGTATCGTGGCCAGTTCTCGAACGCCCACTTCATCGCGTCCGCGTACGACACACTTTCGTCAAATTCTCGCTCTCTCTTCTCCAGTTGCAATTGTTCTGTCTCCATGAGTTGTTCTCTCCTGTTCACATTTTGGATGCTCTCCAATTCAGCACAGATCTTTTGTTCTTCCTCTACCCCATTATACCCGAAGTACTCGCTCTTAGCCGCAGGCCAAAACGAGTTCCTGTAAGAGGTTGCAACGCCTGAAGATACGAGTAGCCGGCGCAGAGTAATGAAATCCGCTGCGCGCCCTTCGAGAAAGATCCGCCGACATACCCACTGCCTCTTAACCTTCGGGTTGGCTCCACTCCTACGTATGCGATACACATCCCCGTAGAAGGTTGTTTCTTTTAGCATTTTCCCTTTTTCCCGCTTGCATTCGCTAAAAAGTAATGCTACCATGGGATTTGGCAGCGAACTTCCCGTAATTCTAGTTTCGCTCAGAAACACAATACCGTCAAGCTCGAGGTGAAGAATGAAAGTAACGATCACGGCTAAGGCTGGCCCACAGGCTCTCCGCAGTGGAGCGAAGGAAAGCGGACTCGGTGGCGACGCGCTAAAGGCTTTCACGAAGGATTCAAAGACAATTAACCTCGTCTACAATGTAGACGGCGACGGTGAATCCAAGCTGTGCGAGGCGGACGGCAAGCCCTTGCTCGACGTCAACTTGAGGTAGGCATGCTGATCAAAAGTAGACATCTCGCTTTCGGAAAAAAGGTAGACGCCTACATCGAGGCTCGCGACGAACTCTGGGAAATCGTCTTCTTCGACGATGCCGAGAAATATACGATGCAACGATATGCAACCTACGACCTCGCCAGGCGAGTCCTCTACGAACTAGCAGGAGAAGAGCTTCCGCCATGCTGAAAATCTTTTTCGATCTTGACGACGTTCTCGTGGACTTCGCCGGCGGCGCGCTAGCCACGCACGGACAGCCGGCCTGGTACGATGAAAACCCCGATTGTCGCGGAGGCGAATTCTGGGACTTACCAGAATGTCTTGGCATGACCAAGGAGGAATTCTGGGAGCCCCTAGAGACTCACGACTGGTGGTCAAACCTCAAGGCACTGGGTGACGGCATGGCAATGTTTCAGCATGCTTTCATGTCCGACGACACCAGTTGCAGTATTTTGACCACTCCCTGGCCATGTTGTGGCTGCTACTCTGGCAAGTTCGAATGGTTCATGCGATGGATACACCCTTCGCTGCCTGTCCAGAATTTCATTCCAGTTCACGACAAGCACGTTTACGCCCAACGAGCCATCCTCGTGGACGATAACGAAACGAATTGCAGGAATTGGAGAGAGTTCGGTGGGTATGCCTTCCTAGTCGGCCGAAAGCGGAATCGCCGACACTTCATGGAAGACCACAACCTAAGCCTTTTCAAAGAATTCATGGGAGAGATTCGTGAGTTTCAAACCTAGCGCTGCCGGCAAGGGGGACCAACCTCGGCCGGCGTCAGTCGATCCGAAGACGTTACAGAAAAACTGGGACGCCATCGCCTGGGGTTCGCCACCCGTAAAGAAAAAGAAAGCGAGTAACGAGAAGAAATGTTGAAATTCAAAATGCAACCGAAAAAACATGGAATCAAAATTAGCAATTTGTCAATCGGCGCAACCGCCATCATTGTTGAAAGTCGTCAGTATGCGATCGACAATGTCGTATATCGTGCAGCGGAAGATTGGTTCGTGAACCTAACACGACCTTGGGACGTAGTACAACACAAAGGTATAGTAGTCGTGCCAACTGCCTTTGATACCGTCATCACGAGAATGCCGACAGCCCTCTGGACAGGCTCAGACGAATTCGTCACCAGCGAAGAAATGGCTTGCGGACACTTCGGCGTCATTTGTGATGAAGGAAAATGGCACGGTGGGTTCATTCTGAAGGCGACGTCAATAGTAGTACACCTGTCCAATAGCGGATCAAGGATCGCGCGGTGGACCCCCATTGAAAAAGTAATGCCGATCGACATGATGTTCATTGAAAGAGTTTAACCTTTTTCTCCTCTTAAAAGGCGGTGATGTCTTGACGCTATTCTTTTCTACCCTTGCTTGTCTCACTGCTATCATTACCTTTGCTTTGGCGACCTGGGTACTAAGCTTTAGGTCAACGCTGAAAGTCAATAAACGTGTCATTAAATACCTGTGTAGAGAGAAGAAGAACCTTCTCGATATGCAGCGCAATCTCTTAATTGAGATTTCCGGCCAGAGAGAATCGCTCGGCGACCTGGCGTTCGCCTATCTTAATCAGGAAGAGGAGCTGAAGAAGATTAGAAAATTATCCACGACACTCCTCATGAGATATAACCAAGTCTTACAAGATAAGTCGAACATCATCATACATATAACCAAGGAGATCATGCTCCAAAGGAGAGCTCTCGGAAAACTCTCGGGCGAGTGGCTCCATCGGGAAGAAGAGAATTCGCAAGTCATGCATAATCTGAAGAAAGAAAATTCCTCGCTTCTTCAACAATTAGCGGGAGCTTGCGAACACTCTAATGCAATTTCAACTAGTGCTGCCAGGCTCGCGGATAAAGTCAAGAAGGCGACTACATGAAATCTCGTTTCTGTGCCATCGTTCGAAAATTCTCGGGAAGCACAATGATTCTCCAGAATCGTATCCCGCTCGACCGCGCGGGGTGGCGAGTTGTTCTCTCAAGGGCTAGGGCTCCAGATGGGTCTCGCTTATGGGCCGGCTGGAGCGTCGGCCAGATTGAAAAGGAGAGCGAAAGTGACGTGCAGCCCAATCAAAAATCCTGACGACGAAGGGACTATCTTCGATAGTTTCTTTTCGCAAGGACTGACCGAATGGCAGACTGACCGAATAGAACAGATAGACCCCGAACTCGCGGATGCCTTTCGAAAGGACCGAGGTAATGACGACAGATCCTGGCTCAAGCAATCCAAAAATCCCCTTCGGGGAAATGGATTGGAGGGCGGAGTCGAGCAGGGACCTCCCGCTCTCCACCCCCTGCTCGCCATCTACCCCTCCAAAGAGGACGTGGAAGTGTTCGAACGGGCACAGTTGGACCGGCTGGAAAGACACGCTGCGAGTCAGCGGCCACGAAAATCTTTCCGGAATTTTTTGTCTTCGTTGTTTACTAGATATTCTAGGGACAGTGGAAGAAGTTCCAAGATTACCCCAAGCGGCTCTTGACAACGAGTAGTACTTCGCTTACCTTTAGATTTGGCAATCAGTTATTTCAGTAACCCGAAGGAGAAAAGAACGATGAAATTGATCCTGTCACTGGCGATTGTCGCCGCGATGCTTGCAACCGCGAACGGTATTGAACCAGATGAAGTCCCCGGCCACCTGCAAAAGATTGCAGTTACCGTCAAGACCGACCGAACATCCGGTAGCGGCACAATCCTCGCGCGCGAAATTGAAGGAAAAACCTACGCGTTCATACTTACGGCACACCACGTCATCGACGACCTCCGTCGAGTTACAACACGAATCGAAGTCGGCAAAGAATATAAGGAAGTCAGATACGACAAGTGCAAGGTCACGCAGGAGCGAGTCATCGACGGCGCCACTGTCGGGGAACAGACATTGTACTGCCGCGTTATCGCGACTTCTCCAAAGTACGACATCGCCGCTCTTCTGGTCCTCTGGCCAGACAAGTTCACGGAAGAGGAGACGCTCGAGTTCCTCGACGCCCTTCCGCCAGTTGGGAAGGAAGTTTTTCACTGTGGATCGCCAAGCGGCCAGCAACTCGGGCATAACAGCCTGACAGAAGGAATTATCGCAGCGCAAGGGCGAATGTTCGACGAACTGCCCTACACGCAGACAACCGTCTCGGCGCTGCCCGGTTCAAGTGGAGGAATGGTAGTTGATCGCGAAACCGGTGAATACGTCGGCATGCTCACCCTGGGCATTACGAACACTGATTCATTCAACTACATCGTACCGAGTAGGCGGATTGTGAAGTGGGCAAAGGCGATCGGCTTCGAGTACCTTGTTAATTCGGAAGCCAAGGCACTCGACTTCGATGAGATTTCCGACCTGCCGATTGAGTCTGTCGTCAAACGCGCCACCAGTAAGTCTGACGTGAATGGCTACGAGACCGGCGGGTACATCAGTCGTGCTGAACGCGAAGCAATGCTCGCCGAGCAAGGCTTCAATCTCTGGATCAAGCACGAGGACGCGCCGACTCTGGCCGTACCTGATCCGTCCATTCGGTAATTAGCTCTCTTTCGATCCTTGTACTCAAGGACCGGAAGAGCAAAGCTTCCCCTGGCCGGCGTCAAATACCAGCAGGCCAGGGGGAGTCTTTTTTCTGGAAGGAGAACACACATGCAACGCGTCCTTACCGTTTACCTCGCCGGACCGATAACTGGCTGCTCGTACCAGGGCTGCACGGACTGGCGAGAGTACGTTACTAAAGAACTCGAGGACGAATTCGTCTGCCTTTCTCCAATGCGATCAAAAGAGTTCCTCGAGAATAAAGGTGACATCGCCGATTCGTACAACGACCTGGAGGACAATAGTGAGCCCCACCGTGTCCTCACGAGCGACAAAGGGATCAACAGACGAGATTCCTGGGACTGCCGTTCCACTGACGTAATCCTCATGAATCTGGCTGACTTGCCAGAGAATAAGGAAATCGAGCAAGCTATGCGGTTTCTTACAATTGTTTGGGACTTATGGGCTGTGGATGATCTTAAAAAGTGGCTCTATCGTGTCTCGATTGGCACCATGCTCGAACTCGGCATGGCCCGAGCGCTTCGAAAGCCGGTAATCTGCGTCATGCCCGAAGGAAATATCCATGAGCATCCAATGGTCAACGACATGATCGACTTCCGATGCTCCAACCTTCCGAACGCCTTGGCCACGTTGAGGTCACTACGGTGAGTCACCTATTATGCAATGCTCCTTACTTTGCCCATCACCGTGTGAAGGCAAGTCTCCGAAAGAGGCTGCCAAAGTCTGCACTCGTATGTTCAGGACTGAAACCGCGAAAAGACAAGAAGAATGCTCCTTGAGAGAAAGCGAACGACCGCAAGGGGTTGAGGGTGTAGTGAATGTCGAAACACGACTACGTTCTGACTGAAGAACAACGAGTGAAAGTTCAGTGGTTAATGGGCCTCTCCAAGACACCAGGTCAAGAGTGGACAGCGAACCTTGCCACCCACTTGGTTGATCTTTATACCAACGAAGACCATTACCGCCGCGCCTACGAGGTTGAGCAAGAAGTCAGTGAGCGCGCCGCAATCATGCTGGAGGAATATGCCGGCGAGATTCAGTGGCTTAGGGCGGACATCGACCAGGTCGTCAAACAAATGCCAGACGAGGGTTCAGTAGCGATGTGGAAGGAAGCCATTAGACTGTTGACCACGCCACGCAGCAAAAGGGAACAGTCGCCCGACGATGCCGTCCCAAGAAAGGAAGGGGAAAATGACACGAATCACTAATAGCTTTGTCGGACCTGTTAGGGTCTATGATTACAGGGAATTGGAAGACGCCCTGAATGATACAAAGAATGTGCGAAAGCGCTCCTTACGCTCATCGCTATTGATCTGGCTCACGGTTCTCGTCCTCACATGCTCACTCGCTGGCAACGCGTTTTTAATCTCAGAGTACCAAAAGGTGGTCAAGGAGAATGAAGAACTACTTGGGGTGATCGAGTTTGTCGCTGAATCCCTCTTGGATAGCGGCCCGGCGTTCGGGATACCGAAACTTAAGAAAATGCCACTAGAAACCTAGCCCTTGAAGGAGACTGCATGAGATTTCTACTGCTCTCTATTTTACTCTTGATCGCGCCGGCCGTATCCGCCCAGCCTCAGAGCGTCTTTGATGCACAAGTTGCATGTATGGAGGCTTACGAAGCGATTGAAGACGCTTCGTTCGAGTACGAGGCATATAAGGCGAGTACGCTCCATGCATATACAATTGCCATGTCGTACCGCAACAGCATCGTGAATCACCCCAACTACCAAGGACAGCCACTTGACCCGGGAGACACCCACATAACAATTGGTAACTTTTACTTCACTGAGTCGCTTGATGCTTTTGCGGAATCAGTGCCATACGCAACGAGCGGGATCAACAATCAAATCGCCGGCAGTGACGCTATGATACTGGAAGACTGGATTACCGCCGAGTATCACTTCTGGGAGGGCGCCGACGATTTCGTGGTTGCGACCGGGTACATTGAAATGGCGAAAGATCTGATGCAGCAAGCCTACGACGAATTTGTGTGCGCCGCAGTTTGGTTCTCCAGCGTGCTTGATGTATTAAATGGAGGCGGTGGAGGCGGTGGAGGCGGAACGGGAGATCCTCCGTAAGTTTTAACATCAGCCCCAGGAAGTGAGAATCTGAATGACAGTGAACAAAAAAAGCAATAAAGTGGAAGCACGAGTCTAAGCCTTGTGAGACTTGACCCATGAGCCAGGCGAAGAACCTCCCGGAAGGTCGCTGGCAAGCATTTTGGGACGGCAAAACTAATCAAGGTTGGACCGGTACGCCAAGTAGAGCGGCCTGTAGAAAATCAGGTGAATCCGGGTTCGAGACCCGGACGGTCCATTGTTTTTGAAAACCCTTCGCAGGAGAAGTCTCTAATGCTTAGCGATAAAGAATCGAGATGCCTGGAACTCAAATCGAGATACCTGAAACTTAAAAAACAGACGCTAAAGAAAGAGATTTCCAACGCGCGACGAAGACAAGCCAAGGCTACGGCAGAGGTAACAGTTGCCCAGAGAAGGCTCGATCTATTTGAGGCTGAGGCTATTCTCCACGCCGTCACAGACGCCCCACCTGGAAGCCTGTAAAAGGAGAAAGCGTGTACGAGTACAAAGTGTTACAGAAGAAAATCGTCGACGACAGAAGCTTCAGCAAGCTCATTAAGGAACACTTAGACAATGACTGGATCATCACTGAGCTAAGATTCTATAATCGTTCTTTTGCAGAAGGTTGCAGTTCGGCGTTTGGCTTCGCCATACTCCGCAAATCTAAACCCACCAACGTGAAAGAAAGCTTTGAATTAGCATGGATAAAGCAACAAGAAAGTCTATCGAGAAAGTTTGTAACGAGTTCGATAAACTAACTAAACAGATTAACATTTGTCGATCAGCTATCGAGAAGCTTAAAAAATACAATAGTAACACGTCAGAAACCAAGCCGGTGTGGTACGTAGAATTTTCGGGACGATCATACAAAGCCGATTGCGGTGATTGCATGACGTCAGTCACTGGCGCCGATTGTATGCGTCGTGGTTGCAAGACGTCAATCACTACCCTCGACTCTTTAAATATATTTAGCGACTACGCGCTTGCGAACGCGTTGTTAGGTTTAATTCAGCCGAGACTGAACTTCTTTATTGAACAGCGGAGGAAGCTTACGTTATGAAAGTCGCAATCGACTACGATGACACGTACACGCTTGATCCGGAGTGTTGGGCCGCGATCATTGATCTTCTAGTTGATCGCGGCCATCGGGTGATTTGTGTCACCTCTCGATTTGACCCCTTTGAATATCCTGAAGGCGAAGAAGAAATTATCGATCCCGTTCCGTGCCCGATCTTTTACACTAACCGACGCGCGAAAGAAGAGTTCATGTTGTCCGAGCATGAGTACAGCGTAGACGTGTGGATCGATGACAATCCAGAGCGGGTCATTAAGCCGTTTTGAAGAGAGCTACCATAAGGCGTCTAACACCTAACAATTCGCCTAGAAATGCAGGATAACCCATGGAAATGACTCTCGTCTACCTTACCGTGGCATGCCTGCTCGTGACACTGTTCTTCTTCTGGAAGGACAGCATAGAATGAAGCACCTCTGTTTATTCATTCTCGCCGGGTTCTTCTGGATGGAGGGACACTTCTCGATCGCGATTGGGCTCGTCATCTTGGGTCTTTTCCTGGCAAAAAAAGATTGAGTGCTATGTATCGCAGACCACAAGACCGACGTGGCGCCGCTGAGCACCGATTAAAGCGATCAGGTCAAGATCCCCTTCTCAGTTGGCGGTGCTTAAATCGTCGGTGTAAATGCTTTTGGTGCTGGAGACATAACCAGAGCCAAAAAGAACGTTATCGGAATTGGGCGGACGAAAGTATCGAAGAATATTTGGACAGCGAATATCTGGATGATTACTACCGGTATGAGGACATGGACCGGTTCCAATGCGACTATTACGGCGATTGGGGGCCCTCAGACACCCCGTGCCCTCGAGGTCGTTAGGCGGCCTCTGAGGGCCTCTCAGGCGGTATCGACCACTTTCACTCCTTTGTCGCCCCTTTGCCATTCAGAGCAAAGCATCGTAAGTTCTTTCGTAGTCTTAACTTACGACGTTCGGCACGAAAAAAGTTATGCGCGCGCCGAGGCTCCCCAATAGGTACTAGGGCGCATGGCACCCGGGGGTTCTGGCAACAATCTGCGCTCGAACGCGCGCATTCTAAGCGGAAACTCGCGCGATCTACCACTTCTAATCGCTTTCGCGCGCGATCTACTACCTTTGTAGAGGTCGGTCTAGTAAGCATCCAACGATGGAATCTCGCCGGCCCCACCTCTCTTCAACTGGCTCAAGCGCTCGCTATCATGCCATATTCGTGCCAGGTGCCACACATAGCCTGGCGGGGTAGGTTTGCGCGTATAGATAGATAATCTATATCAGAAAACGATCGTTTTATGAGACAGTTGAGTCTCGCATAAGTAGGCTTTCAGTGTCACTGAAGACGATCGATACGACCTGCTTTTCTATCGACTTCCTTGCTCGATCGGCCGCGCGCCGGCTGCGATAGTCAATGTATCGAGCGACCACCTAACAAAAAGTATTTCACTTATTCTGTATTTCTGTACGGATTTTCTATTGACTTGCGAAGGTGACAGTAGAGAATGCGAATACAAGACCAGTACTCTCACAAAAAGGAAAAGCGCCATGAAGATCGAAGTGGATTACCAAGTGATCTGCGGCAACATCGGGACCGTTTATAGCGGGAACGACTGGAACGAAGCCAAGCGAACCTACAGCGAATACAAGCGACAAAGCCAAGACGACTACGGTCGGGCTAGTGGCGAGCCTGTCACCCTGATGGAGGACGATGAACCGAAGTGGGAACATATCGGCACCGCGGACACCTCCGTGACGCGCTTTCGCGACCTCGCTTTAAACCAGTCTTTCGAATTTGATCGTTCCAACTTCTCACATAGTGGCATGGAACACGGTCCATGGATTAAGACTAGCGCACGATGCTACGAAAAACCAGGCATGAAGTGCCAGGTTGGTTCGATCAACGTCCATGTTCTCACGCGCGAAGACTACGAACGTTAACCCTTCCTCTTACCATTGGAGAATTGACATGCTTGAATGCAAACCCTGCAACCTGACGTTCAGAGTCGGTCGCACGTGCCGCCAATGTGGGCGAAAACTCATCAATGAACTGGAGTACTCAAAACCAAAGCTGCGAGAGGATGTTGACATACCGTCATATGATCCGTACGGGCCACTCGTTCGATGCAGTCGATCAACACGAGTAGAACCACAGCGCCCACTTGGCCACCCCATCCGCCTGAACCGCAATGGTAAGCGGTTACGTATCAAGTCGAACTAGGAAAGGGGGCAAGGAAGTCCTTCCGCGCTCTACGGAGTTCGGAAGGACTTCCCTTTCCTCTCACATCGGAGTACAAGATGAAGGAAAACAATAATCGCATCGCTGACAAGGTAAAGATATATTGGTATTCACAAGACCCTGAAAACACGGGACGAACATGGTCGATTTTCTACAGCGATGAACATGAAGAAAGTGGTAACATGGACGACAGCGATCTTTCGTACGTCGCTAGCCCAGCAGAACTTCGCCAATCTTTAGTCAATTTGCTGTACAGCGAAGGCATCGAAATAGGACGCGGCCTAATTACGCTTGATCGCGCGTTGTGCGTCGCTAAACTAGCAGAACTTCGCCAATCTTTAGTCAATTTGCTGTACAGCGAAGGCATCGAAATAGGACGCGGCCTAATTACGCTTGACCTCGCGGACGGCAGATATGTAAAGTGGACTCGTGACACCTAACTCTCCCTTTCCTCTCACATTGGAGTATGATCATGAAGACAGAAAGAATTATCAAGCTGATCAAAAACTACCAAGAGCAATGTAGTAACCTCTTCAACAGCGCGATCCGTTTTCAACGGACGCATGACGACCTTTGTGAATTTTATATGACTAATGTCCTAAGGGAGGATACTTTCAAGCGACTACCGCGCTGGGCACAATGTGAAGTACGTGGATATTGGGAAGCTCTCTATCAGCAAATCTGGCAACATGTCGAGTTTTCCTACGTCGTACCCGATGGTTCACGACAGTTGATCACAAGTGATGCTTACCGCGCAGTATCGCCGCAGGAGATTCACGACCAACATTCGACTACCGGCTGTCACATCTGGCGCGACGCGCCCCACAAGCTATTCACTGAGCCAATAAAATGTGGTTAACTAATCAGGGCATGGATGCCCCTCTAGGCTTTGCGAAGCTTAGAGGGACTTCCCTTTCCTCTCACATTGGAGCATGATCATGGAAATCGACGTAACCCGCTATAGTGACAATCGCGAAGACATGATACAATTCAGCGCATCGCAACATGAACTAGGTCCAGACGCTGGGACGATTACATGGAACAATTCCGTAGCGGAAGCAAAGCTTCGCCCGCTTTTGACGACCTGCCACGAGATACGCGAAGCAAAAGGGTGGCTCGCCGAGTTCGGCGCGTGGACCAAAGACGAGATTCAAAATTGGACTTGGGACGAAACCAACGCGTTGATCCTACAGTTTATTGCGGGCGACTTGCGCGAAATCGAACACTACGAAAGCTTGGAAGCGTACCAAGCCGACGAAAACAACAGCGGTAGGCTATACCACAACGAGGTACTCGGCGAATGGTGGTTTTGCATTGGTTGCTAGGAAGTAGGGGCATGGATGTCCCTCTAGGCTTTGCGAAGCTTAGAGGGACTTCCCTTTCCTCTCACATTGGAGAACTAAGTTATGGCAACCGAACACTGGGCAGATGAGATTGGCAAACCTGTTTTTAGTTCAATCGCTGAAATGTTGGCTGCAGTCAATGTAGATTTTGATCGGCTTTCGGAACTTCGCGACGATTATGAAAGCAACCAACTAGATTTCAGTGAAGACGACGCGAAAGAACTAGCCAATCTAAAAGAAGCTGCCGGAGGCTGCGAAGATAAGGAGCAGGCTCAACAGCGAATCGAGGAAGATCCGCTCAGTATTGAACTCGGCGGCTGGTGGATACCTAGTTCAAGTCCCAGGGCAACAGAATATCGTATTTTACTCACCTCTGGCGGGCCAGCCGTACGCATCGTTGGTGAGTTAGGTTGGTTTCATGAACCCACTACAGCGAAGCTGGAGGTCCAAGATTGGTTTAAGCCTTGGACGGAATATCGCTGCGAAGAATCTGTCTTACTCGAATACGTAGCTCAACTTTATTTGGGGGAATAAGATAAGTCGGGACAAGGAAGTCCCTCTAAGCTCTGCGGAGCTTAGAGGGACTTCCCTATCCTCTCACTGGAGAAATGAGCTATGTACTGCACACTCACCCCGGCCTATGGTCGCGACTACCGCTCACGTTCAGCGGTCTTAACTGATTTCGATGATGACAAGGACTTCACCCTAAACGACATGTCGTCACGCTGGGATGGCAAGTCGGCTAACCGCTCGCAACTAATTAAAGCGGGCTATAAACAGGTCAGCTTTCGTTATGGCAAGCTTCGGAAACAATTCCCACACATGATCGAAGGATGAACCAATGTCAACCAATGGATTCATTGTGTACGACGGTCCAAGTCTAATCGGCGACAAGTCGCCCATCATTGCAATCGTGACGGGGACTAACCGTAAGACAAAAAACAGAAAAACAGGCGACCTGCTACAATTGTGGATTATCCCGCGCAACGTATCGCCGGTAACCGCACTAGTGAATCGGCGAAACTCTGGAGTATGCGGTAATTGCCCATTGCAGGGCGACAGCTTTAAAGGTCGGACTTGCTATGTCAACGTTGGGCAAGCACCGAAGCAGGTTTGGAACACGTACCGAAGGGGGAGCTATCCCGCTTTATCTCCCGCGCAATCTAACCACTTATTGCGTGGTCGTAAGATCCGGCTTGGCGCGTACGGCGACCCGGCAGCAATCCCCATCCCAATTTTACGGCGGCTCGTGAGATACACGATCAGTCAAACTGGATACTCGCATAGCATGCTCGATATCCCGTGCAATCGTGCTGACGCGCTAGCGGAGCTCGTCATGTATTCCGCCGATACGCCAGAGCAACATGAACAAGCCATTACTCGCGGTTGGCGCTCGTTTCTTGTGGTACCGCAAGGGCGAAAGTTCTTTCAACTCGATACGGTAGCCTGCCCCGCTATGAAGGGGCGCCAGTGTGCCGATTGCATGCTTTGCTGTGGGACCTCGCGCAAGGCGCGTAATATCTGGATTGAAGCGCACGGGAAACAAGGCAAAACATTCTCCTGGGAGGTTTAACTAATGTACCATTTTCGGAACGCGTTACAACGACAAGCAGCAATTAACAACGTTGAACAACTTGATACCGCCAGGCGCTGGTGGAAGTGGGACACAGCCGGACGCACTAATCCGGAGCCCTCGGCACCTAAAGGGACCTCGCCCATTAGGTGGAAGGCAATGTTAAGACGTTATCACAGAACCTTTCTAGAAGGATAGAGCAATGGAATTACTTTACGTCAGTATTCTTTGCTTCTTTGTGATCTTTCCCGTTTTAGTGGCTGCGGATCACTACTTTGAGTATCCACGTCAAACGCTCCAAGACATCGGCGAGACAATTGCCTTTCTGCTCTTTGTCGGCATGATACTGTTTTGTATCATTCGTGTTACCTTAGTATTTTTTGGCATCTGTTAGAAGGATAGGATAATGAAAGAGATTCTCAAAACCGTGTATGCGATTACTGAAATGGGCGTAGTAGCCCTCCTTATCGTGGCTTCACTTGCTTACGCTGCCTACTCTATCATCGGACCGTCTTATTGAGATTGGAGACCTCAAGGCTCGATATGGCCTTCCAGATTGGCGCCTAACGAGCGCGGGAAGGCCCCATCGAGGTTTGATACTTGTCGTTTCAAGCCCGTTAGACGTTCAGTCTCAATAAGGGGAAGAGCTATGAAAGAGCAATTCATTTTACTTTCCGGCAACGCTGTGGAGGGGTACTGTTATACCGGGCCATTCGTCAGCGCTAGAGAATGCGTACATTACGGAGACAGCTATTACAATGATGGCACCTGGATTTGTGCTGTTCTAAAACCGCCACTTGACGAAACCAAGACATCCGATTAGTATTGTGGTGTCTACTGTTCTTTCTCTTACCCCCAAGGAGATGCTTGTTATGAACCTCACCTTGCACGCCGGCGCTCATTTAGTGGACCTAGAGCAAGTCTGTAACGTCCCGACGCCTGAACCAAACAGAAAATGGCAACCGGTTCCACATGGTCAGCTTGTGGAATCAGTCACTTCCGAATTGGTAACAACCGGATTTAAAGTCGTTAGCGAGTCTCACTCCCTCATGTCTGATGGGGACCGCTACTTCGGCATGCTCGAAGTCGTCAATGGAGAGCAGCACCCCGACTATAATCTGGTGATCGGCCTACGGAACTCGCACGACAAGTCATTCGCGGTTGGTCTGGCGGTTGGAAGTGGCGTGTTCGTGTGCGATAACCTCGCTTTCTCTGGTGAAGTCACAATTATGAGAAGGCACTCCCGATACGTCCAGAGGGATTTACGCGGCCTGATCCATCGTGCTGTTGGCAGTATCGGCGACTTGCGAAAGTCCCAAGATCATCGTATCGCATGCTACAAGCGCGCCGACATGTCTGACAACTCGTTCCACGATCTCCTTGTCCGCGCGGTTGACGTCGGGGCTATCCCGGTGACAAAGCTGAAAAACGTCCTGCACGAATGGCGGACGCCAATTCATGACGAGTTCACCGAAGATGGTCAGACCGGGTGGCGCGGTTTCAACGCCTTCACCGAGATTCTTAAACAATTCCCGAACGTTAGCGAGTTGGCGCAACGGACCCAGAAGCTTCACGGCCTGTTCGATGCACGCTGTGGCGTCAGCGACAACTTGAAGCTTGCGACATAAGGCTCGCTAGGGCATGGATGCCCCTCTCTGCTCCATGGAGCACTGAGGGGTGTCCATTTTCCTCTAACATAGAAAGGAAAGTTATGGAAACTCTCGCAGGGACGCGAGTCGTGAAGAGCAGAGTCGAGCCGAACGAGCATGGCCACCCAGTGGCGATACCGTGTTGCGTTCGCGCTTATGTGCTTTTAGGCAACGGGCGAACTCAGCATTTCTACTCGGGCCGTACCGAGAAAGAAGCTATCGCTAACGCGGTCCGGGACCTGCCCGGACTCCAGTACAATTGGAAGCGATACGACTGAGTATCCTGAATGCGGGCCTCGTAATGTACTTGGCCCGCCCTTTGGATACTTTTTACTTCCCCGGAAAGAGAGGACCATGATGATGGTAGAACGAAATGGCTCAGTTTTCCACTGCAACGAAGAGGAACTTGAACTTCTCAAACAGGTCGACCGAAGTAATAAGAGCTTGCAGGGCGCGGAGCATCCACTGGTCAGGGACGAACGGACGCACAACGAGGCATTGGACCGTGCTTTTTCTATCGTACTACCCCCTCCAAGAAGGAGGTCGTAATATGATCACTGACGAACAAGCGAGAGAAATCGCCAAAAATCCAGACGGGTGCGACCTTACCGAACTGGCCGATCTTGTTTATTACATCGACGCGGGCCCCTGGCGCGCAGCGCGGCGACTTTGGGGCGCCACTCCAGGATTCAAGCCCGTCATCACGGTCAGGATGATCGGAGTTTACTGCCGGTCCTGTATCAAAGACCGAAAAGCCCGACAGTCGGGAAACATCCTAAAAGCTTTTCGCCACGAGTACACGGCTGACACGATTTACAATAACCTGCCCAAATCAATTAGGTGGTGAAATGACGAGTTCATTTGTCGTTCACGAGGCGTATTGCGGCTGTGTGGCGAAGGTCGACCCCAAGACGAGACACATTGCAAAGGTCTATCGCGCCTGTAAAGGTCTCGAAAAAGAAATCGAGAAGAACCGTAAGGGCGCCGTTGCTCGACATCTCCGAAGAGAGCTTAAACGAATGAGGACAGTATGAGCAAGATCGTCAAGCGAAAAGACGGCTATTGGATCATTGGGCTCCCCAGCAATTGGCCCGACCATGGTCCGTATGATCGGAAAGCAGACGCCCAAGATGACGAAAAGGGGTTGCTGCGAATGCACGCGAAGCATATCGCGTACTGGCAGAAGGTGGAAAATGATCGCGCACCAGCGGAAAGCTAGTGCGCGATCGGCTCAGTCCCATCACGGACATGAATCTTCAGTAGGTTGTATCACGCTCTCTTCTTTGAGATAGTCAGTATGTTTCAAGCAGAGTCAGGCGTCAACTTCCTTGGCCTCCACGGGCTATCTAACAACTTCCTCGACCTCCACGGGCCAGCCCCGAGACTTTCTCCAGACGCCACCTATGATCTCACCTAATTCTCTTTCCATGCCTTATTCCACCTTTCATCTGCTGGCATGCACTCGGCAGAGTAACCACCACCTCTCTCCTCTCTCGCTCCTATAAATAGGAGCGAGGAGAGAGATGATGGGTAGGTCACTCTCGCCGGTGTGCCCCGACCTTAGACCAGCGATCTCGACCTTAGAGATCCCTAAGGTCCAAATGAGGTCGAAGGGTATCAGTCAGGTTGCCAAGATCCGCATGAGATCACCGTCCGCCTCGCGGTATTCCTCGACCTCCACGGGCCATCCCCGAGACTTTCTCCAGACGCCACCGGCTAGGTTGCCAATCCTCACTTCGGCCTTAGTGATCTTCTGAAGCTGAATCGAAGACCACGCAGGAAGCTGGTGACGCTCTCTAAGGCACTCTGGCTGCTCTCGAGTACTCCGAGCCACTTTCGTCCCAAAGGCTCGTGAGAGGCACGCTGAGAGCCCCACGGAGGAAACGACGACGTCAGCAGCCGACAGAATTGGCGACCATGTTTTCTCGATGATCCCAGGATTCTCCGCTACCAGGTCGACCAAGCCGTAGAAATATTTGAGCTTAGCGCCTACCACCTCACGACTTAGCTCCGAATTAGGACCCAGCCAGACGTTGGTCGCCTTGTGATAGAGCCACATCGATTCTAACCAAGTGAACCAAGGTCGGATGATCGCAATCACCGTGTGATCAGTATGAGACAGCGGTAAACCGTGCCGGTCACTCCCCTGCGTACTGAAGCCGGCTTTGTGTAAGGTCTTTTTTGCAGCGTAATACCCCGAAAGCGGAGGCGCGATTACACAGTGTGTGTCTTCGACGAAAAACATGGTTGATAAGTCTCCTTAATTTCTCGAAGGATAGCCGGCCGAGTATCCATGATTGGCTGATCCAGCGGAATGTGTTGAGAGGCATAAGGCCTTAGTGATTTGCAAATGACGAGTGAGTGCGAGTCAAACTGAGTTTTAATCCTACCACGAGCCTGTTTTATGCTCCCATGTCGTCTTGTGATTGTCCTCTTTCCCATGCGTATGCTCCTTACTGTAACGCTCGTTATACAAGGTACTTACGTTTCAAAGATCTTAACCGTATTTCATGGTTTTTATCGCGGTCCGAGCCTCTTGCAACTCAGCTTTCAGTCTAGTATTCTCCGCCTGCATGGTATGCCGGCTTCCGTACTTGACCCAGTCTCGCCAGTAGCTATCAACAAATTGGCTCTTGCGCTCCAGTTCCTTCGCCATATTGTCGATTTTCTCATTGGCTTCAGCTATCTCGGCCCATGCGGCGTCGAGTTGAGCAGCCAAGATCTTTCCCGCGCCCCGGCCGGCTTCCAGGTCCTGCCTAGTGATCGTCAGCTTGGATTTCGCAATCTCCAACTGGTGCATTAGGATTCGCTCGCGGGTCCGGGCGCCTTCTCGTTTTTGGTACAGAGCCTCAAGGTCTGCGCGAGTGAAAGAGACAGAAATCCCCTCTTCGGGTGGTGTGTTACACATATGTCGTAAGTCCTTCCATGCAAGTGGGTTACGTCGACAAGATTCGTAAGTCGTTATGTGGTAAGAAGTTAGGTGAACCGATCTGGTGAATCTGCCCTGAGCAGAAACAAGCCCCTATGATCTACATACCTAAGATATCTAGGCCATAAGCATTTATATCTCTCTCTCTTATACTTATCACTATTATTATTATTCTAAAAAGGACCCTTTAATACTTTTGACGTAGGAGTTTAAGTTACATCACTAAATTAGAATTAAAATACATTTAGTGTTCTTTCCGCAGAATGGGGGTTAGCCACAAGTGGTAGTCATTACGGGGTAAATTTCGACCACCCCATCCAATTAGAGGGGGAACCCCCCCGTATTTTCGCACAATAAGTGATCGAAAGGCAAATGATTGTTTCAAGAAATGTCTTTCCATGTTTTTCGGCTCCTGACATTTATGATTGAGGCCGGCGAGACGCCATAATCGTTACAGCAATCGATTGGCTTACGGGTGTCTAATCGGATCGCCCGGACCTGGTCAGGGGTGAGTTTCCCATTCCCATTCGGGATCTTGCGAAGGCACAAGTGCTCTGGCCGGACGCACGACACACTCTTGCAGTGATTAGCATGACAAACGTACTTCCCGCCCGGATCGCCGTAGAACGCATTCCAGACGAATTTGTGAGCGTACCACACCTTCCCCTCGTACACGAATTTGCCGTAGCCGTTTAAGTCTCGGGATCCACTCCAGAGGATACAACCATTTTCATCCGCTTCAGCAAGCTTATTGCGGAACGAAGGAGGCAGGCAACCCACTGGATGAATTGGATAATAGCGATGACATCGCCCGCAATACCTTACGCCATCAACGATATATACCCCATCATCAAGAGGATCATGCAAGTACCCGGTAGTGCAAGCGTCGCGGACGACCGGACAGGTGTAACCGTGGGGGACTCGCTTCATGTTCGCTCTCCTTTCACGTCTCACCATATGTGCCGCTGGTGATAGGGTTTACGAGCAAGCTTCGAGCCTTAGTTCCGCCCTTTTAATCACATCGCGCAGCCGCAAATACTCTTCGGTATGGATTACAATGGCTTCTTGGGCAAGATCCAGGTCCTTTCGCAGGAGTTTGTTCACTTTTTGTAAGCCGTTAAGCCGGCTGGAGTACTCTTCTTCTTTGCCGGCGATGATGTCCATCGCTTTTTGGTCGGCGGCCAGAGCGTCATATCTAGCGGCCTTTAGATCCTTGCGCAAGGAAGCGTTCTCTTGGTGCAGTTTTACGGCGGCAGTGAGAAGTCTCATGAGAACTGACTCTTTGATCCGAGTCGTGTATTCTTCCTTTTCGACGGCGACTTCCTGGATCAGATCAGAGACTACCTTTAGCGATTCCTGGTGCGTATTTTTGGCACCGTTGACCAGAAACGCGATGTCGGCTTCGGAAATATGTGTCATAAGATGTTTCTCCTTACCTGGTTAGTGTGTAATACCTCTCATTAACAAACTTCGACGTCGAAACCTGCGTCCTTGATCGCCCTGTAAAGTGCCTCGCACTCTTTGATGAGAATCTCCTTGGCCGCCTGGGTGTTTTTCAGGCTTGTCTTAAGTCGTTCTTTCTCCAGCCCTATTCGAGAGCACTCCGCGCGGATTTGAGTGACATCCTCAACGAGACACTGGTCCAGCGGGGGATCTTGTCCTTGGCGAAAGACCCGTGTGGCTTCCTCTAACCATACCATTCGGGCGATTTCGTTATCGAGATTGTCGGTATCCTCCGTCGCTGTGTGGCGTTTTTGCTTGGCGAGAGCAATCAGGTCCGAGATGTTAGCTTGCAGCTTTTCTAATGTCATAAGGTGTTTCTCCTTACCTAGTTAGTGTAAAAAAGTTGTCCAACACTCGCTTTCAAGTCAATGAAGTTTAATGGGCCCTCGGCGGACACGGAGTGACGGTCGACCGGCCTTCCCCCCCTTGGCTGGCAGGGTAATCATTTCGATGTGATCGAATTCCATGAGTTGTTCAATGACGGCATTTTTGTCGTGCGTCTTCATTCCCTTAAGGGGCTTGAACGCTAAAGCTCTCTTAACGAGTGTCCCATCGGCAGGTAAAGCCCGGTAAACGTCACGCATGGGGCCGATAAGCGGATTGGTGTTCATCCGGTCGAGGTTGCGAATCTGTACGCGATTCGACCGCTTGACGATCGAATAAGCCCAAAGTTCATCCCTCAGTGAGATTTTGAGGTCTGAGTCCGAGTCTTGATTGAAATCGTGACCGGCGCAGGCTCGGATTATGGCCAGCTTGGTCACTTTCTCGCCGGTCCGCTTCCAGATCGCCTTTCGCCAGTCGTTTTCATTCTCTGATTTGCTATCGATCGCGGCGCAAAGCTGTTCGTGAAAAGCTGATGCGTCGGCGTCCATTGGGACACGAATCCAGTTCGGGCCGGCTAGCGAAACGAGATTGTCGTTACTGCGCCCATAATCGCGCCACAGCCGAAAGTGTTCAATCACTTCAGGGGGTATTTCGATGTCGTTATTGGGGATCTTCCGCTTGTTGTCGGCAGCTTCCTCGAATAATAGGCACCGACCCATGAACCCATCATCGATCACCCCTCGGTCGAGGGACCGAAAGAAGGCCTCGGGGGTACTCGTCCCGTAGAACGACATACACGGGTACGGCACGGGGTCGGCCCCGCGCCCATCCTTCACAATCGTGGGCTTCCAGGCGACCTTATCAGACTCCGTGTAGAGAATCATGAGTGTGGACAGGATAGACCGCCCAATGGGTGTCTGAGCCCATCTGGTGAGGCTTGAGCCCATTTCGTCGATGTATGCCATTCGGACCGGTTCGGCTTGCAAGAGCTTGAACAAACCCACGTGAGAACCCACATCAACACCGGCAAGCATGTCCGCATTTACTAAGTCGAATAGCTCCATTCCCACGGTCCGGGGCTTATCCTTACCGGCGCCCGTCTTCCCCAGGCCGATCGAATAGAGGTTAGTCCGAGTGCCGTACTCCGGATTAAATGCCCGGTGGCCGTAAAAGGTCCCGAACAAGGGGAGCATCGAAGCGATGATCAGTTCTGGAT